GTGGAATCATTCCATTTTGTAAAGATTTAGGAAATTGCTGGTAATCTTTATCAAGCACAAAAGTATTTATTTCATCCATCCACGCTACTGGTTTATTATTCATTTGTTTTGTGCCTTTCTTGCGGCTATCTCTCTTTGTAAGATATACCAAAACTGAGATTTAATTGGATTCATTTCTAGCTTTCATCATTGCATCAGCCATTTGATAAGCAGTATTAGCAATCAATTCTTGATAATTCTTATCAGCCTGAAAGTTGCTTGTTTTATAACTATCATCATTTTCTTCGCTTGAATGATAATTTTCCCAAACTTTGAAAGCTAATGGCATAGCTTTAGCCGCAAAGTAATCACGCAAATCCATGCCTTGTTGAGTTTCTAAGGGCACATCTATGTACATAGTTGCTTCATTTTGTGGAAATGCTTTCATGACAAGTCCTCCAAATCAGCTTTTGCATCATCTTTAGCAAATTCTAAAGAAGTTAAGGCTTGGCTATCCTTTTTACAGGCTTTAACTGCGGCAATGTATTTAACCTTTAAATCTTCTAATGAAGTAGCTGTTTTAATAGATTGCAAGAATGGGGTTACATCTACTGGCTCTACTGGGGTATTGTCGTCAGGCAAATCCTCTCCAGCGTAAATGTATAAACCAATACCAAAGCAAGCAATACACTTAGCAAGGCAACGCATCATGGCATCTGAAATCTTACGACTATCGGGGTTTTTAACTGCTTGATTGCGGTTATCCATAACAGGCAAGTGCATTTTCATGGTTTTTCCAAAAGCAGTTACATGACAATAAACCATCATGGTTTCACCAAAAGTCTTAGGTTCTGGAAATTCCCAAGTTGCCGTTGGGTCATTTTGGAGTAGTTGGTCAACCGCCCAAGACCAAGAAAGGTAGCTTAGTTGCCCTTTTCGCTCAATGTATTCACCAACATTTATTTTACGGAGTTCTTCAAAAGTTTTCATGTCTTTTCCTTAATCGTTTAATAAGCCAGAGTTGTAGTCGTCTACAGCATGAGATTCAGCCAGCTTTTCCATATATTCATGGCTTATGTAATATAACTTGCGACCTAATGCTTCCCAGTTGCCTTGGTTTACAAAGTCAATAATGGTTGCCTGATCATCAGGGTTTGCTTCCGAAATTGCTTCAGCTAAATGATGGACAAGTGCTGGATCATAATCCTTGGTATTTAGTAATTCAGCAATTCGCTGGTCTATAAAATCACCTTGCTCATCATCCTCTGGTTCGTAATACCTGTCTTGCGTTGACATTCCCATGTCTTTCTCCTTTTCGTGGTAAGGTGGAAAAATTCCAACCTAGAAGTATTATAAGATAGAAGTATTACAGATGCCAACCCTTTTTTTAAATTTTCCTTTACCACCTACAATAAATTCTTATTACCAGTTCAAAGGGCATAGAAGATATGTAGGGGATGCTGGTAAAAAGTTTAAAGCAGATGTAGCTCAAATAGTGAGCCAGCAACCTATTCGCTTTGGTGCTGAAAAATTAAGCATGATGGTAACCATCAATTTTAGAGATAAAAGAACTCAAGATTTATCCAATCGTATAAAAGCCCTTGAAGATGCTATGTGTCAAGCTGGACTATTTGATGATGATTCCCAAATAAAAGAAATTCATATCTATGAAGGAGAAATCATAAAAAATGGTAGGGTTTCCGTTAGGATAAAAAAATTAGGAACTTTGTAATAGTTATCCTATAATACTTAATGTCGGGATAGGGTCATCCCCGAAAAGTGGGTTTAGTCCCCCGCCTTCCTGACACTCTTTCGGACTCCTTGACTAAGGGATATATGCACTATTTTTATCTTCAAATAAAAGAATGGATAGCCAATACGGCTCATCTAACTACAGAAGAAGAAGCTGTTTACTTTCGTTTAATTCTTACTTATTACGATAGTGAACAAAAAATTCCATTAGAACCTTCCCTAATTTTCCGCAAGCTAAGAATTGCTAATAAAGATATAGGTCTTGCCATTTTAGAAGAATTTTTTACTAAGACAGAGGATGGCTGGATTCATGAAAGATGTGATTTAGAAATTGCCCGATACCATTCTATGGCAGAAGCTGGCAAAAGAGGTGCTTTAAAGAGGTGGGCAAAGGGTGGGGATACCCCCCCCATTGACCCCCCAATAGCAATAAAGAATAAAGAATTAATAATAAAGAATAAAGAATTAAATAAAGCACTTGACCCTCCTGACGGAGTGTCTGTTGATTTATGGAATGATTTTCTTGTTTATAGGAAACGAATGAAATCTCCAGTCACCCCTAGAGTATTAGCAAGATTGGTAAAAGAAGCAGATTTAGCCAAAATGACACTTCCTGATGTATTAGAAACAATTATCTTTAAAGGCTGGAAGTCATTTGATGCTACTTGGGTTACTCAGAAAACGGCTAGTAATGCCCCACAATCAGCTCAGGCTTGGAGAACGAATGACGGATTGATGATGGCTAAGGCAACGGAGTTAGGGCTTCATACAATTGGTTTACAGCGGTTCGAAATTATTAACAAGATAGATGCAACTTTAAGGAGTAGAGGATTATGACAATAGAAGATATTTCCCCATTTAAAGCACTAGATTTCATGCGGGATAACGCTAAGAAATATGCCCAAGCAAAAGCAGATGTTATCTACATGACAGAGTATCGGAAAAGTCTAAAAGCTATGCTTATGGCTGAATCTGATGCTAAAACAGAGTCCGCTAAAGAAACTTTTGCTTATTCCGACAATCGTTATATCAAGCATTTAGATGCTATTCGTCAGGCAATAGCAACAGCTGAAGAACTTCGCTGGAAGTTAATAGCGGCAGAAGCTAAGATAGAAGTATGGAGAAGTCTAGAATCATCAGCAAGGGCAGAAGGGAAATCTACTCAATGAACGATTTTATGATGTATTACGGAATTGTTTTCTTTCTAATAATTGGATTAGTTATTTGGGCTTTTCTAAAATGCGAATAGACCTTTCAGCCGAAGAACTTAGAGTAGTTAGATTTATTGGCAGAGCTCGTAGGGATAATGCCCAAAAGTTTAACAAAGATAAGCAAATTTCAGACCAAGACCCGTATCAAATAGATATAGATGGTTTTATGGGTGAATTTATTGTGGCAAAGGCTTTCAATCTAATGCCTGACTTCGAATTAACCCAAAAGAAAAAGAATTTTGACCTTGTGGATGGGGAAGGTTTAAAAATAGATGTTAAATCTAGTAGGCACGATAAAATTAAATTAAGAGTTACGGAATACCATGATAAAAGCCCTTGCGATATATACATTCTATGTATCGTAGATGATAAGGGTGGTGATATTAGATGCTGGGGTGCTTGGAGTGATATTAAAGAAAATGCTTATAAAGAAGAAACAACGGATAGATACGGCAATAAAGCCACTTGCTATGCTATAAGCCAACATCTATTACAAAAATATGAATAAATCAGAAAAGGAACATTATGATCGCATGGCGAGATGTGGCTGTGCTCTCTGCACCCACTTGGGTTTTAGGGACACACCAGCTGAATTGCATCACATCAGAACAGGAAACATCCCTAGAAAACAATCCCCAGTTATCCCCCTCTGTCCAGAGCATCATAGAGGAAATACAGGTATTCACGGACTTGGTCGCAAAGGATTTGAAGCCAAATATGGAATATCTCAAGAATCGCTACTCAAAAAGACATTGGAAATGATAGGAGAAATATATGAATGAACATATTTGGACTGCTAGTGGAACTGATATTGAAGAACGCTGGAAATTACAAGGATGGATTCGACCTTCTGAAACTCCAGAAACTCAGGCAAAGTTTAAGTATTACCAAGAATTACCATTACGCAAATTAGATGATATTGCGAAAGTTCGTTACGAAGAAGTTTTAAAACAAAATAAAGTAGTTCGTATTAAATAGCTAATTTTTGCATCACCATTTGGATTTTAGCTTTACGATCATCTATACCTAGCGTACCGCCATTAATACGCTTAGTCATAGTTTCTATATCCATTACATCCGCAAGTTCGTTACAACCATGTTTATTCCAAAACCACCCAGCGGATAAACAAGCATATTCAGGAGTAGCAACCCATTCAGGATTACTAAGCAAATCCACACCCAAACCAGATCCGCAGTTTGCATAGTTTTCTTTGCCAGTAAGTTGTATAAGACCACGACCATGATATTTCCAACCATCGCCATCTTCCACATTTCCCATTCTCCCACCATAAACTTTATTGGCAATTTT